CGCGCCGAACAGACGCACGGCCGTGGCGAACAGGGTCAGCCACAGCGCGGGGTCACGAGACAGCTTCACAGCTCGCTCCTAGGGTTGAGTGATGGACCGGGTGGATCTGGCGCGGGAGTACGGCACGACCAGCCACGGCCGGTGGCACATCGACGACGTCCCCTACTGGCAGGAGGCGTACGTCTACCTCGGGCAGCTCGCCGACGGCAGGTGGTACGCCGACCACACCCGCATCCCCGGCGGCGCGCACGTGGGCAGCGAGGCGCAGGTGCGGGCGGTCGTGGACGACTGGCTCACCGACGGCCGGACCTGGGTGCAGGCGTAGCTACTTGTCCCGTGGCGGCTGGCATCCGGAGAGCCGGTAGAACTCCAGGTAGTTCTCCTGGATGTTGCGCCCGGTCGCCGTGGTCGGTGGCGTCTCCTTGTAGGCGTCCAGCGACGCGCCGAAGAACGAGCACGCGACCCGGCGGCCCTCCGCCTGCGCCTCGACCTGCGCCTGCTGCTGCTCCCGCACGATCCGCTCGGAGTTGTTCCGCGCGATCGTCACCGAAGCCCACACCGACGCGATCGGCGAGATGAACACGACCGCGACGCCGACCAGCAGCCAGTAGATCGGGATCCGGATCTCGCGCCGCAGCTTCGGCTGCGCGGTCACCGACTGACCCACCAGATCACGATGGCTGCGAGTCCGCTTGCTCCGGAGAGGCTGACGGCGAGCCGCCGGTACCAGTCCGGTTGCGGACGGCGTCGGCCACCGAGGAAGCGCCGATAGCCAGACCGGGGATGCCGATCGCTACCCCCGCGAACAGCAGGACGGCTTCGCGGATCTCCGTGCGCTGCACTTCGTTCCAAATCATCCACCACCCGCCAACCCATGACCCGACGTCCCGAATGAGCGTCCAGGCTCCAGGCAACCGGGGATGCTGCTGCGTTCCTCGCCTGCTCACTCATGCTCCGCCATTTCCAGTAGCCAGGGCGCGCAGCCGGGGTCTAGGGCTGCCCGGGTAAGGGGACGGGGTCTATGCGGCTTCGGTGCCGGTGCGCAGCACGTCACGGAGCGCGGTCTCGACGTCGGCCGCGGTGAGGCTGCCTGGGTGGTCCTCGAGGAACGCCTCGAGCTGGGCGAGCACGGACGCCGAGAGTGCCGGAGCCAGCGCGTTGGCCAGGGCCGTCTCGTCGACCTCGTCCAGGTTGGCGAGCACGGACGCCAGTCCCTGCACGGCGGTCAGGATCGGCGCGGTCGCCTGAGCTACCTGGTAGCGCAGGCCGGTCGCGACGCCCGAGTTCGAGTTGGGCGGTTGCGTGTCGCCGCCCCACTTGGATGCGGCGGCCTGAGCGATGGCGACAGCCTCGGGTCCTTGCGGGTCGGTCAGTGCCATGTCGTTGCTCCTGATCTTGTCGGCGAGCGCCTTGACGGCGGCCGCGTTCTTGTTGATCTCGAAGTGCATCTCGTCGACGGTGGAGTTGTAGTCGCCGCCCCAGCGGATGACGCCGTTGCAGTCGGCGAGGATCCGGCGGATGGCCCGCACCTGCGCGGCGGTGTACGTGCCGCGGGCGCCGAGCGGGTGACGCTGCCAGTTGCAGTCGATCGCCGTGGCCGACGCGTGGTTGGACCACACGTCGCTGCCGGGAATCTTCCGCGGGTTGTAGCAGCCGCACGTGCCCGCGATCAGTCGTTCGACCTCGGCGTCGTACCGGGTCGCCACGTACTCGAGCACGACATGGGCGTCGCCGGTGTGAGCGCCGCCGAACGTGACCCCGTGGACGGTGAGGTCGGCGAGCGGCGGGTTGATCGTCCACCCGTTCTGGCTGACGGGCATGACGCCTCCTATAGGGGTCGCAGGAATTCGACTTCGAGGAAGGACGAGAGGCGCTGCGCGATGTGCGTGTTGATCGCCACGCCGGTGACCTGGTTGGCCATGCACTCGAAGTAGTCCGTGGTGCCGTTCGCGGACAGGATGGCACCAGCGATACACATCAACTGAGTGTTGGTCGTCGCTCCGCCCTGACGTTCCCCGGACGCTGCGGAGACGCCGTTCTTGGCGACCGCGCAGTCTATCGAGTTCGCAGCGGCGAAGCTCGACGTCGTGGTGACGTAACCCCCGGTCACCCGGTAATACCCGGCGACGGTCGGGGTGACGCGGGTGTTGTTGGTGACCGTGTCATGCCACCCGTTTGTGTCGATGTCCTCGGACCCGGCACCGAACGTGATCGCAGTCGATATGCCGCTCGGGATCGACTGGGCTACCTGCTGGATCAGCCGGACCAGCGGCTTGCCTGAGCTGGCCTGGGTGATCACATCATCGTCGGTCGCGCGGATCGGGTCGCCTGCCGCCGTCGCCATCGCCGCTCCTTACAGTGAGTAGTAGCAGGTGTCGAACAGCTCGACGACCGCGCCCACGCCGTGCGCCTTGACGATGCCGTTGACCGACCGGGTCACACCGGTGAACGTCTGCGGACTGGTGCTCCCCGCGGGCGCGCTGTTCAGGGTGATCACTTCGCCCTCGATCGTGATGTTGAACGGGTACGACGCTCCGACCGTGGTCCAGTTGTCGCCGGCCGTGGAGTAGGCCAGCACCAGCGTGGTCACCGTCGTGTTCACCGCGGTCGACACCGTTGACCCGGAAGTCGTGTAGCGGGGTGTGCCGGCCGCGTCGGCCTGGTCGTAGCGTCCGGTCCGGTACGGGCCGCCCGGGGACGTGTTGAACGTGATGTCCCACAGCAGCTTCTTCAGGGTTTCCGTGTATCCCTGGGTGAGCAGTTGCACGTCGTCGGGTGGCATCGCCGTCGCCGGCAGATGAACCAGCGACACCGTGTCGCCGAGGTCGAGGCCGCGGACCTGCTCCGCAAGGGAGTTCGTGCCGATCGCCGTACGGTGCAGGGACACCTTGACGTTCGGGAATCGCGGCTCATCCCACGACCCGACGTGGGCTTTCCAGCCGGCGATGTCAGGGAGCTGGGAGTCGAGGTTCACGCTGACCGTGCTGCCGCCGGTCACCGTGCCGGCGCCCGCGGGCGGGTCGAGGACGGACAGCTGGTGGTAGCCGTTCGCGGCGATGGTCGCGCGGGCGGAGGATCCGCCGGTGCGGGTCATGGTGACGTCGTTGGTGAACCCCTGATCATCCTCACTGGGTAAGGGCGGGTCGGTGAGGTGGAACAGCGACTCGTCCAAGGTCAGGTCGCGGCGGGTCTCCAGGTCGGCGGCGCACCGGTAGGTCAGCGCCAGCATGCTGCGGCTCTCGCCGAGGATGCCGCCGTCCGCGGCCGCGCAGGACTGGACCAGGTTCGCGAACGTGTCCGTGGTCTGGTAGCCCATGGCGGCGGTGCGGTCCCACTGGCCGATGATCTCCGTGGGCACGCCTTCTTCGGTGCCGAGCCGGTCGATGCGGTCCGCGGCCAGCTCCCCGTTGTAGGCGTTCATCGCGTTGGCCACCGCAGCGGACACGAAGCCGACATCTACTGAGGACAGGAACACGTGGGACAGCTGCATGCCCTGGAACTCGACGGCGTTCTTCGCCGTGATCCGCGCGGACGTCCAGATCCCTGTGGTCCCGGCGAAGGTGAACGGGCCCTTCCCGGTGAAGCCGGCGTCACCCAGGCCGAGCCAGCGGATGAACCAGGAGATGGTGCCGGCGCTCTCGGTCATGAGGACGTTGACGCCCACCGGCCCTAGCGACGGGTTCAGGGTGGGCGCCGGCGCCGACCCGAACGCGGTGGTGTCCGTGACCAGCACGCTGCCGTCGGCGGCGAGCCAGTCGAAGCGCCATCCGCCGGTGGACAGGATGACGTCGACCCGGCGCACTGTGCCGGTGCCATAGAACGAGGCGATCGTCTTCGGCGCGGTCGGCAACGGGGTCGGGCAGGAGACGAAGAACATGAAGAACAGGTTCGGCGTGGCCGGCACGTTCTTCGGCGTGAAGATGATCTGGGATCCGGTGGTCGGGTCCCCGAACGTCGCCACCGAGGATGCGCCCGGAATCGGGGAGGTGCCGCCCATCGTCACCGTGTACAGCGACGCGGGCCGGACCCCGGCGATCGGCGAGCTCGCCGTCTGCGACGCGCTGCCGTCCTCAAGCGGCCAGTAGCCGGAGCTGGTGAGTTTCTTGAACGCCCGGGTCATCGCGCTGCCGAGGGTCTGCCCGGTGGTGGTCAGCCGCTGCAGCAGCCCGCCCGAACTGACCGGGACGGTGAAGTCGCGGGCGGACTGATCCCACACCTGCGGCAACTTGCTGAGTTCGCCGACGTAGCGCATCCGATCGGAGATGATCCGGGCCTTGTTCGACAGCGCCCACGTGTTCGGCGTGCCCAACCCGTCGGAGAACGACGTCGCGCCGAGCGCCTGGTTGCCGAAGATCGGATTGGCGACGATGGTGCCGCCGATCGAGTTGCGTACCTGCAGCTCGTACATCTTGCCGCCGTACGTGAACCCGCCGGTGAAGAACGCCGAACTGTCTCCCCCCGTGCCGATCGTCATCGGCGCACTGCTGGAGAAGATCGACGTCACACCCGCAGTCGTGACCGGCGAGCCGAGCGCGGTGTACGTACCGTTGATGCTAGACGCGGTGGCGAAGTTGGCGGTCCAACCGGCGGCACCGTTGTTCACATCCAGGGTGACCTTGACGGACAGCCGGCCCGTGGTGACCGGCACCGAGACGGTGGACACGGCGATGATCCGTGAGGCGGTCGTGCCGTCCGGCGTCCAGGTGAGACGCAGGGATCCGTCACTGAGCAGGTAGAAGACCCACGATCCCTGGTTGCCGGCGGATACCCACTTCGCGGCGATGACCATCGTGCTGTTGCCCTGGCCGGGAATGTCGATCGGCGGCCGCCACGTGTGCGGCCAGATGTCGGCGCGGATCTCGATGTCGCCGACGATGTCCAGGACAGCCTTGTCGGCGGTCCTCGCCTCGTTGAAGCCCTGCTGGTCGTTGAACGGGATCCACAGGTAGTTGTCGCCGTCCCCGGCGCGGTGCCTCACCTGCGTGTTGCGGGGCAGGAGCCCGTAGTACGGCGAGTTCGGGTTCCGGTTCGAGAATCGGCCGTTGCGGTTGTTCACCGTGAACGTCGAGGTTTGCGGGCCGACGGTGCCCTGCTCGCTGGACTTCCCGCGGGTGATGGTGATCCCCGGATCGGCCCGCGCGGCGTTCGTCGCGCTGATGTCGGTCCATACCCCGTTGATCAGGAACTCGGTGATCGGCTGACTGGTCTGCGGGTACGCCATCAGTCGCGCCCCGGCTGGCCCCAGTACGTCTGGGCGCTGCCCGAGCCCAGGGTGCGGACCTTCTCGCGCAGCGGCTCAACCACTGTCGACGCCAGTACCTCCCGGTCGACGACCAGGTTCACCACGATCTGCTGCGCGCCGTCCCCACCCCGCGACGCCATCCGGGCGGAGTCGCCGGCGGACCACACCCGCGACCCTGCTCCCAGGTCGGCGAGCTCGGGCCCGTTCTCCCCCACCCAGGTCAGCCCGTTGGGGCTCATGCCGGACGCAGCGCCCTTGATGCCACCGGAGGCGAGACCTCCGACGTTGCCGGAGCTGATGCCCGCCTGGCTGTACGGCTTGCCGAAGGTCAGGAACGACGTGCGTACGGTGATGTTCCAGTTGGTCTTCATCGACGCGAGTTCCTGCTTCAGCGTCTGGATGTTGTGCCGGGCGGTCGGCACCCCGTTGACCACGGCCTTCGCGGCGTACGTCTTGGCGAAGTCGTCGCCCTTCTTACGGCTCGCCGCGAACTGCTTGCCCAGCTCGTCGATCATCGGCTTCGTCACGCCCGCGGCCTCCAGGGTGGAGATCAGCGCCGGGGTGAGCTTCCCGTCGAACTTGTCGCCAAGCGTGCCGACCGCGCCTTCCAGATCGAGAGACGCGAGGACGGCCTTGTCCATGGCCTCTTTGTAGGCGTCGCTGTTCTTGCCGTGATCGTGCATCGCCTTGGCGGCGTCCTTCTGCGCCGCCGTGAGATCCTTCTGCGCTTTGAACATGGCGAACACCGGATCGACCTGACCCTTGAGTTCGCTGCTCAGCGCGGCCAGAGCATCCTGCTCCCCGCGGGCAGCCTTCTCGGCGGTGGACATCTCCCGGGCCACATCGCCGGTCGCGTCGCTGAAGTTGTTGGACGCGTCGGCGGCGCCCATGTAGTGCTTGATCAGGGTGGGCAGCATCCCGGACCACGGGCTGTTCGCCAGCTTCGTCATCGCACCGATCACTTTGCCGGTGACCCGCAGGATGTCCGCCATCGCCCCGGCGATCAGCACCAGCGAGCCGGCCGCGTCGGTGCCGTTCTGGCTGATCTCCTCCAGGAAGTCACCGATGCCGTCGGCCAGTAGCTTCACCGACGCACCGATCCCGATCAGTGCGGGTCCGGCGTTGGCGCTGACCTTCTGGAAGGCCCCGCCGATCCGGTTGACCGCGACCAGCACGTCCTCGATCAGCGGCCGCAGGAACGGGGCGAGGTTCTTGAAGGTGCCCTCGATCGAGCCCTCGAGTGTCTGAAGCTGGCCCTTGATCATGGGGACGGAGTCGAGCAGCGGCTTCTGGAACCACTTGACCGCGGACTTGCCGATCACGCTTTGGAACTGGGTGGACAGGTCGGTGGCCGCCTTGGAGACCAGCGGATCCTGCGCGGCCAGGGCGACCCCGCCGACGATCCCGCCGATGCCGACACCACCGGTGACCGCGGCGGACAACGCCCCGGCGACTGTGGGACCGACCGCCACGATCGCGGCCGCGATGCCGGCCGCGGTGATAATGCCGCCCTTCGCACCCAGCTCGCGCATCGAATCAGCGAAGCCGGTGGCGCTCTTACTGGAGACGCTCGGCGCGACATCAACGAGGAGCTTCTTCGCCTTCGTGGCCAGGTCCAGATCGTGCTGGACCTTCTTCATCGACTTCTCAATGTCGATCTTCTTGGCCGAGTCGTTGGTGTCCGCGAACGCCTTGGCGAGTTCTTTCAGCTTGCCCTGGGAGCCGGTGATGCTGGCATTGAGAGAGGTGAGCCGACGTTCGGTTTCGTTTAGGGACTTACCCGCACCCAACGCGGCCTTGTCGGACTCGGTCATCTTGTCGGACAGGCCGTCGACGACCGGGATCGTCTCTTTCGCCTTCGCCTTGAGCTTGTCGATCTCGGCGTTGGTTTCCTTGATCCCCGACGTGTCGGCCGTGACCTCGATGTGGACTTCATTCGGCATCCGTGTTCACCCCCTCCCGCTCGATCGCCAGCAGCCGGAGCAGCTCGGAATCCTCGGCCATCAGGGTGGTGTACGTGTAGCCGCCGAACCGTTCCAGAATCCGCAGAATCCTTTCCGCCCTGATCAGCTCGGCGGGTTTGGCGACAGGGGTTCCATCGGCATGGACAGCTCCATGCTGGCCGTATCCGGTGACGGCTGCCCACTGTCCGATGGCGGATCTAAAGGGGCGGTGATCCCCAGCCCCGCCTTCAGCCACGCCACGATGATCTCCTTGAGGACCGGCATCTCAAGGTGCTCCCTGAGTGCCTCCTCCGTCTGCTTCAGCGGCTCACCGTCCGGGTCCTCGAGGTTCCAATCCTCGAGGTACTCGAGCAGCAGCGGGATGCTGTCGGTGAAGTTCAGCTTCTCCAGCTCGTCGAGCACACTGATGGGTGTGGACCGGATCCGGATCTCCGCGCCGTCGAGGTAGGTGCCGGCGGCGAAGTGCAGCACGTATGTGCGGCGCTCCAGGCGCTTACCCATGCCCTAGCTCCACGTCGGTACGGTGCCGTCCGCGAGGACCCCGGGCGCCGACCACGTTAGGGAGCCGTCCTGGCCGCGGGTGATGGCGTAGTCGGAGTACAGCACTTCCGGTGCCAGGGTCTGCGAGCTGATCGCGAGCGTGGTCGTGCGGGCCACGCTGGTCGACGGGACGGTCTTGAACACCGCGTGCTGCTTGTTCGCGGCGTTGTTGTGCACGCCGTTCAGCGTGCACGAGAAGTCGGCCAGCAGCAGCAGCCGCTCGATCGCGCTCTTGTCCACGCCGGTCACGTCCTGGACGCCGCGGGGAGTGGAGAAGGTGAAGTTGGTGATGTCGTTGGAGAGCACTTGCACGGCAGCGGCGGCGTCGTCGACGCTGACCGCATACCCGAGTCCACTCTGCTTGGCCATTGTCAACCTTCCTTAATCGCGTCTGCGATGGTCTGCTGGTGCTCGGCGAAATCGTCCCGCCAGTCCTCGAGGCTGCTGTGCTGGCGGGTGAACCCGGTGGGATTACCGCGCCAGTCCCCACCCCGCACGATGAGCAGAGGCTCCCGGAACAGCGGGACTGTGTGCGGTTCGAAGCAGCGCTGCCCCGGGGGGAACGTGAACGCGACCATCGTGCCGTGCTCTTCGACGGTGAAGCGGCGGCCGGAGCGCAGCCGGATGTAGTTCGCCCGCGCCGCTCCTAGGTCGGTGGATACGTCCAGGGTGGTCTTCCACCCGTACACGTACGCCTCGCACTCGAACTCGCGGCACGACGCCGCACGGCGATGCGTGGTGACGGGGGCGCGCAGCTCGTAGGACTGCATCGCCTGCACAGGCATCACGGGATCCGGCCGGTACAGCGGCCGGCTCATGTCTGGGCGACTTCGTACGCGACGGCGTTGACCATGAACTGCGCGTTGGAGAACGTACCGGTGGTCGCGATGCGCAGGTACCGGCGGACCGTCTGCGTCAGGCCGGTGGCGATCCGCTCAAACCCTGCCGCGGTGACGACGGTGAACGTGCCGCCGGTGACGTCGGCGAACGACACGTTGTCCGCCGAGTCCTGAATCTTGATCGTGACCGAGGTGCCGGTGAAGGCGAACACGTGCAGGTAGCCGGCCAACCCGAACGCCGTGCTGGCGTAGGTGACAGTGCGGTCGACGCCCACCCCGTTCGTGGCGCCGGTGTCGGTGCGGATCCCGTTGGTGAGCTGGACACCCCACTCCAGGCCCGTACCGGCCGACGCCTGCCAGTCGACGGCGAAGGACAGGGAGCCGTCGGCGGCTTCGGTGCCGTCGTAGTTGACCTGCTTCGCCAGACAGGACACGGCCGGGTTGCCCAGTGTCTGCCCGACGCCGTACGTGCATAGCTGGTCCGCGGTCGGCAGGGCGCGCAGGGCCAGGTGCGCGCGGGCCGGGTTGAACCAGACGGCTCCGCTGAGGCCGCCGTCGCGGCGCAACCCGATGCGGGACTGGGCGGACTGGGTGATGTCGGTGACCACGCCCGGGTTGGGGCCGCCGTGCACGTTCGACAGGGAGCCGATGTCCCCGCCGAGCGCGTTGGAGCCGACGTAGAAGTGGTCGCCCATCCCGGCCTGTTTGCTCATGAATGCCCAGCTCCCTTATCCACGAACATCACTCGGCCTGATTCCACAGATCGTTGACGATCAGCGGCAGGGTGATCGTCATGATCCGGTAGTTGCCGTTGCCCACCTCGAGGTAGCCGGCTTGCGCCGACATCGGGGCGCCGTGTGCGCCGAGCAGGTCCACGTTCCTGATCAGGCCGCCCAGGGTGAAGTCGCCCGAGTAGAGCGCGAACAACTCGTCGACAGCGGTCAGCATCGCCGGGTCGATGGCGTCCTGCGGCTCGGCGATCATGTTCTGGTAGGTACGGACGTTGAATTCGATGCGCCCGGTGGTGCTCGACAGTCCCGACGCCGCCGGGACCGGGAACACCGACTGCGCCCACACCGCCGCGGTGATGCCGTTTCCGGGGCTGCTCTTCGGCTCGTGCGCGTTGACCCGCTCGAACAGGCCGGTGGTCAGCGCGTGCGACACGATGGCGTCGGTCAGCGCATCGGTGAGCAAGCTCATCCGCCCAGCTCCCGGATCAGCCGCGGCATCCGCTGCTGCAGCATCGCGCCGGCGTCGCGGTCGAGTTGCTGACCCACCATGCGGAACGTGTGGTAGCCCTTGAACCGGGTGCTCTGGTTCGCCGAGCTGACACCTTCGAGCCACCGCCCGTAGACGACACCGGAGTCCGTGACGGAGACGTCGCCGACGGAGCGGTCCGTCTTCACCCGCGAGTCGTAGTAGCCGGTCGGGTGGCGCAGCACCTGACGTAGCCGGGCGTGCACCCGGTTCTCACCTTCCTGCGCGATGTCCTGCTGGGTGTCGGCGACGAACCGCTCGATCAGCGGCCCGGCGCGGCCGTCGAACAGTGGCCCCGACATGGTGATCGTCATGCGAAAACCATCGAGGCACGGCCGTGCGCGGTGAACGCCCGCGCCTGCAGCGCGGCCAGGGCCTTCTCGTCGTCCACGGTGTAGCCGCCGGAACGCTGCTGCGCCGCCCGCACCGCGTACGCCACGGTGAGCGCGTTCACCAGGCCAGGCGGCACCCACACGGTGACCGGTGCCGACAGGCTTGCGATGGCCGCGGTGGTGCCGGTGACACCGCGTACCACGGTCAGGGAACGCGGCGCGTACACGGTCGCGGCGGTGAGGTGCGCGGCCAGCACCGACCCGTCGGCGGCGCGGTCCACGACCAGGGTGTTGCCGGCCTTGTCGACCACCTGCATGGTTTCGGCGTCGATGAGGATCCGCTCGCCGACGTTGACCGCCGCACCGGATGCCACCGGGACCGCGGTGGTCGACGCCTTCGCGTCGAGCCCGGCCGTGGTGGTGGTGCCGGTGGTGATCTGCGCCTTGCCGGTGACGATCATCCGTTCGGTGCCGACGGTGAGCAGCGACCCGATCCCGATCGCCGACGAGTCGGTGACGTCCACGCCCGTCTCGACCGCGTCGAGGACCTCGGCGAGCGCACCCGCGGGGGCCAGGTTGTATTCGCCCCACTGGCCGGCGACGGCGACAGCGCGCTGGCTGGTGATGCCGGACGACGACACCCAGTCGGAGGCGGTGCGGTCGAACTCGATGACGCTGTACGGCGGCCCGGAGTCGGGTTCCAGGAAGTAGCCGGTGACCACCGTGCCGCCCACGGTCAGGGTGGTGACCGTGTTGATGTCGTGGTCGCCGAGCCGCAGCCGCCACGCGGTGCTCGCCAGGCCGGGCCAGTCGAAGCGGCGGGTGCCCGACCAGGGGTAGAACCGGCGCCGCAGGAACCCCTCGGCGGCCCGCGTCGCGGATTCGATGTCACGGTCGATGTCCGCGCCCATCCGGGCGCTGGCCTTGTTGTCCGTGGCGGACATGACGTCCTCACGGGTGCAGTGCCACGGCCCGTTCACGACGGTGCCTGCGCGCGCCGGACCTGCGTGCCCAGTGGCAGGCGAACCAGCTCGGGCCCGCGCTCGCCGACCCAGCGCCGATCGCCGCGCTTCGCGGCCTCGAACACCTGCCGGTCGTGGGCCATCCGCTCGGGCATGGTCATACCCGCGCCGCGGCGCGGCTGCGCCCAGTGGTGGGTGAACGCGAACGCCCGCCGGACGACGGTCAGATAGCCGGCCCGCTCACCGCGCCACGAGATCCAGTTGTCGGTGAAGTAGTGGCAGTCCAGGCTGGGCCCGATGTCGTCCCACTGCTTGCGGGACATGAACGGCACCACGGACATGTCGACGATGACCTTGTCCGGCAGTTCCCGCCCGTGCACACCGCAGTAGTCGCAGTAGTCGCGGCCGCCTTCGCGGCGAATGATCCGCGGTGCGGGCAGATAGCCGCGGTGTACCGCCTCCAGCGCCGGCTCCAGCCAGCCGTCGTGCGGTTCCAGGTCGTCGGCGGTGAAGTGGATGTAGTCGCCTGTGGCCTGGGCTGCGCCCTCGTTCCAGGCGATGCCACAGGTGGGCCGGTCCCGGATGGTGATGATTTCGATCCGGTCGCCCGCGGTCCGTTCGTAGGCGGCGACGCAACGCGCGTAGTGGTCCTCGCGGCCGGCGACCGTAGGAATCACGACGCTGACGAGTGCGCTCATCGAAGCACCCCGTCCCGGTCGTAGCGGCGCACGTGCTCGTAAACGCGCTCCATGCCGTCCTCAAGCTCGACGGTCGGCGACCAGCCCAGCGCGCGGAGCCGGTCGGTGGCCAGCCGCTTCACCACGGTCTGCCCGGGCGGTGCGTCCACCTCGACGATCAGGTCCTCGGGTGCGCCCGCGATCTTGCACGCCAGCCGCGCGATGTCGAGCATCGCGCGCGGGTCGTCGTCGCGGCCGATGTTGTACACCGCAGGGGCCGGCCGTGTTTCGCGCCACGGAGCCTCGTCGTCCGATTCGAGTCGCGCGCACAGCTCACCGCACGTGCCGAGCGACCGTGGGCATTTGCGGGTGGGCATCAAGCGACAGTCGCTTATCACGGGCGCGGGCTGCTCGATCGCGAGGCGGATCCCGCGCACGACGTCGCCGACCCAGCACCACGAACGCTCAGCGCCGCGGTGCACGGTGATCGGCATGCGGTGATGCGCCTGCCACAGCATGGTGTCCATCGCGCGGCGGCCGCGTCCGGGTGGGGCACCGGGGCCGTACGGCATCGACGGGCGGACGATGACCAGCCCGTCCGGGGCGTACAGCCGGGAGGCTTCCTCACCCCAGCGTTTGGTCAGCCCGTAAGCGCCCTGCGGCTGCACGGTCGGGCCGTCCTCGGTGCAGAGCTGGTCGCCCTGGTCGCCGTAGATCTCCGACGTGGACGCGTACGCCAGCCGGACACCCGCCTGGCCGCAGGCTTGCGCGACGACCATGCTCATCTCGGCGTTCAGCCGGACGGTGCGGCGGATGTCGTCCTCGGAGAAGACCCGGCCCACCTGCGCGGCGAGGTGCACCACGATGTCCGGGTCGGTCAGCCGGAGCCAGTCGGCGGCGAGGCCGGGCTGCAGCAGGTCGTAGCCGTCGACCAGGTCGATGGTGCGGACATCGTGGCCAGCGTCGACCAGCTCCCGGCACAACCACTGTCCGATGAACCCGGCCGCGCCGGTGATCCCGACGCGCATCACGCGGCCGCCTCTTCGTCCGGCCAGTCGGCGACCTTCATCGTGAGAGCCTGCTGAACCTCGAAGTCCTCCTCGGACAGCCACAACTCCTTGTGGTGAGTGGTCTTCACCCCGGTGTGGACCTGCGGGACGATCCCAGCCTTCAACACCCGCCCGCAGAACGCGATGTCCTCACCCACGAAGTCGCCGGCGGCATCGTAGATCTGGTCGAACCAGTGGTCGCCGTGCTCGGCGCGCAGCTTCTCCAACACCGAGCGGTGAATCATCAGGAACGCCGCACCGGTCGCGGCGACCGGGGTGATCGTGTTGTCTTCGTAGTCGCCGAAGTGGCAGAACGACGCCTCCCCGGACGCTGTCGTGCCCAGGCCGTACATGGTCGGGACGATCCGGCGCCGCCAGCCGCCCATCCCGTCGTACTGCGCCTCCATCAACGCGAAGCACAACGCGCCGACGACCGGGCGTTCGACCGGGTCGGCGGCCTCGTCGAGGAGCCGGTGCACGGCATCGGGCGCGAAGCCCATGTCGGTGTCGATGAACAGCAGCCACTCGTGCGGCAGCTTGTCCAGGAACAGCCGCGCCGCGAAGTTGCGGATCTGCGCGACCATGCCGACACCGCAGCGCATGTTCAACGGCTTACGCGCGAGGCGGCCGTGGGCGAGGTCGTACTCGTACATGGCGCGCATCGACTCGACCCACGAGTGGGAGACGTGCTCGTTGTGCAGATAAGCGACCTGCACGATGCCGTCGGGTTCGGCCATCGGTGCCCCTTTCAATCGGAGAGTCCAGATCCGTTCCGTGGCGCGGGACTCTCCTCGCGCGCCACGGAACGGACGACTGAATACGCTCAGCTACCGCTGTACGTTATTTTCGTTACTGCTTTTGGCCTGCGGCCGAACGTGACCGCCTCGTAGCCCCACACGCCGACCCGCACCAGTGCGGGCCCCGCGGGCTGCTCGAACTGGAACTGCATCGGCGGCGAGATCGAGAACAGGTGTTCCTGCGAGTTGACGATGAACCCGGTCGACGCGGCGACCGTCGGCGACGTCACCGCCAGAAGGTTCTCCAGGGTGCCCTGAACCGGGCTCCGGAACCCGTTCGTCGCGCCGCCCTCACCGATCGCGTTCTGCGGGCTGTAGGCCTGCGCCAGGATCAGCGGCCGGCCGGTCGTGTCCGCGAACTTCAGGTACGTCGTCCACCTGGACGTGCGGCCGACGAAGATGTCGGCGTCCCCCGCGGGGGCGTCGGAGATCGCGGCGATGCCGTCGAGGAGCCCGGCCCGCTGCGCCGCGATGTCGGTCGTGGTGAGCACACCCGCCGACACGGTGACCGCGTTGACGTTGGCCTGCCCGTTGAGGGCGACGATGACCTCGAGCTCGGCGTTGTCGTAGAAGTCGCCCATCAGGTCGCCCCAGATGATGCCGTCGACCGCCGGGTTCGAGGCCTCCAGCATCTGCCGGGACACCTCGGAATACCCCATGATCGCCTTCGGGGTGACCGTCAGGACCGTGTACGTCGGGTCCGTCTCGGTCGTGTTGACACCCTCGGCCACCGACGACGTCTTCGCGACGGTGCCCGCGATCGGGATGCTCCACGCGAACGGCCCGGCCCAAGGGACCTGCCGCAACTGCGCAGCCAGCCGCAGTTTGCGGTGCATCACCGGCGCGAACTGCTCCGCCAGCCACACCGGCGGGACCAGGCCAGCGCCGCCGGTCGTGGCGCCCGCGCCGAGCACGTCACGCAGGTGCACGTTGTCGCGCAGCGCGTTCGAGTGCCGCTGCAGCCGCTCGGCTGCGCCGGTGTCGCCCATCTTCGACGACCGGAACTGGTCGCCGACGAACGAGAACTGGCCGCCTCGGGTGTAGAAGCCGGGATCGCGGTCCTGGGTCTTCGCGCCGCCCAGCTTCACCGACCGGGTCTGGTCGTCGTCGGCCGACTGCTGGCCGGTGTCGGTGTCGTCGGGCTTGCCGTCGGCGATCGCGGCGTGAACCCGCTCGTTCATCGCGGCGACCTTGGCGTTGCGCAGCTCGATCTCGGACAGGTCCTCGATCTGCGTGAACAGGGACTTGGCCTTCTCGCCCTGCTCGACGACGGAGCGCAGCTCCTCGTTGGTCAGGTCGCGCTTCGCCTCGGCGGCGCGGGCCTGCAGTCCCTGAATGCTGTTCTTCAGCGCGTCGTACTGCTCGCGCAATGACTTGAGATAGACGTTGTCGGGCACGTCGGCCACCCATTTCCTGGTCAGACGGAATCGGTAGCTCCGAGTGACCGGGGTGGCCGCATCGAGGGGCGGGGGTGGCGGTCCTATGTTTTGCGAAGAGGTTAGCAGGTCAGTACGGCATACCCAGCTGAATGGACCGCATCGCCAGCTCATGATCGGTGGGATCCGGCAGACCGGAGCCCATCAGGAACTCCTCAGCGGCCGCCCGCAGATCCAGGTCGTTCGCCGCCGCCGGCAACTGGGCCGAACGGACACCGACCGCCGTAGCCAGTTCGCCGTACGCGCCCTGCATGACGACGGCGACCTCCGCCAGGTCGGCCTTGACCCGTTCGGTGACCCCGCCGGCAAGCCGGCGGTTCTGCCGCTCCCGGAACATGATCGACAACTGGTCCAGTGCGCCGTCCTTGACCAGCTCGAGCGTGGCGTCACCGGTCGGGGTCCGCGCCGCCCGCAACTCGACGTACAGACCGGCGGCGTCGTCACGCATCGCCGACGCCGAACCGATCAGCTCGCCGCCCAGCAGGACGTGCTCGCGGGCGAACTTCACCCGCGACGGCTTGGCCATCTGGTGGGAGAACGCACCGCGGGCGAACTGCTCGACCAGCGAGTCATCGATCCGGGTCGGCGCGTTCCACGGCACCGCGATCCCGTAGATGGTGCGACCGTCCCCGCCGGAGCGCACCTCGAGGTCCGGGGCGAACGACCGGTAGTGCGTCTCGTTCACGGCGTCGCCGCCTTCACGTGCTCGGCGCGCGGCGTCCCGTCCGCCTTGTAGCGCATGGCGTGCGCCGAGCACACCTTGCCGTTGACGGCCCGGCCCATGTGCGCGGTGCCGTCATCGACCACACAGTCGCCCGGGGCCTTCTTGGGCGCGCCATCGCCCGGGTCGGCGGTAGCGGCCGGCGGCGGCTCGTTGCCGACCGTCACGGGGTTGATCTTGTTCTCTGCAGGCCTAGCCATGACTGCTCCTCACTGCGTGCCCATTAGTGTCGCGATCGCCTGGTCGAGCTTCTTCAAGGCCTGCGGGGACCGGGTGCGGAAGTCCTCGCCCCCGGAGCCACCCACGGTCGTCCGCGGAGCGAGGGAGAAGAACATCTCGCTGTCGATGGCCTCTTCGCCGGCGACCGTGATGTAGTCGCCGCCCTCTTCGCGGGTGGCGGACCATTCGAGATCACCCCAACGCGTGCCGTGGATGACGCCCTTGGCGATGTCCGCGTCGGTGCTGGGCCACTCGTCCACCGGCAGGCCCGCCTTGATCGCCTTGCGCAGCTCCGCCCGGTAGTCGGCGACGCTGCGCTTCCCGGCGTCGAGCGAGCGCCGGATGGCCGCCTGAAGCTCGCCCGCCTGTGCGACGTCCAGCTCGACGGTGCGGCCCTTGGGTTCGGCCGCCCACCGGCGCCGATCCTCCGACGGGACGATCCCGAGACGGATACGCGTGCCCTTCGGGCCGTCTACGCGGGCGAGCACGGCGGACACGCCTTGGTTTTTCTCGTCCACCGCGGCGCTGCCGGCGAAACGCTCATCCGGGTCGAGCTTGATCCGGCCGGCCAGCTTCAGTACGTCGCCGACGGACGGGCCGGGGATCCCGTCGCCCCACTCCCCGTCGGGGTCGCGCGGCTGGGCCGGGTTGAACGACCGGGCGCCGGTGGCGCTTTTGGGTAGGCACCACCCCCGCCGGGCGTCGGGCGGAGGTCGTTGAACGGATCCGGGTCCGGCTGCTTGTCCGGCATGGGCGCCCGGTGCTCGTATTCGCGCACCTCGTCGACGTCCAGGAACGGCTGTCCGCCGAGCGCGATCGAATGCGCCTGGTAGCGGGTCAGGGTGTCGGCGCGCAACACCGCGTCCAGGTTCGCCCGGGCCACCGTATCGGTCGGATACACCAGCGACAGGGTCTGCTCGAACCGAGCGAAGTGCCCGCCGAGAGAGAACTTCAGCAGGTTGACGGCGTCCTGCTCGATGTTGGCGTAGGTGCGCGACGACGTCTGGCCGCCGAGCCAGCCCACTGGCAGGCCGAAGACGAGCTCCAGTTCGGTGAGGCTCATCTTGCGGGCTTCCACCAGTTGCAGCTGCTCCGGATTCCACGACAGCGGCGTGAACTTCGTCGCCGAGTTCAAAACCGCCACCGTGCGGGTCTGCTGCGACGCCAGCCACGCCGACTTCATGTCGGCGGCCTCATCGTCGGTCAGATCCGGGTTGGACGACTCCAGAATCCCCGTCGGCACCCCATGCGCCGACAACGAGCGGGCCTGCCGTGATTGGTCCGTGGCCAGCGAGAATGTGTTCAGATGCGCCTCGAGGACGCCCATTCCCCGCACGGCGCCCGGCTTACAGGGCCCTTTGATGTGGATGACGTCCTGGCTGCCCAGTTTCATCGACCCGATCGAATACTCGAGCGCGCCGACCGGCAGCGGCGACGACGCGAACGGAGTGATCCGGCGCACCCCGACGTTGCAGGCCTGCACCGGGATCGCCGCGGTCGGCTGGCCGAACGCGTCACGGGCCGCGATCACCCCGACCGCGTTGCCTTCCCAGATCAGATCCAACGCCCAGGACGAGAACGTGGACATCCGGGTGTCCGGCGGGTTCGGCTGCTCGAGCAGCGGCGGCGTGGGCTGCAGCTTCTCCTCCGGCCGGCCGGACGGCTGACGGTAGGCGTTCCACGGCACCTGCCCGATCAGGTCGGACAGCAGCGTCGACGCCCGCCACGCGCCGGGAATCCCCATCGCACCCTGATATGTGGACACGCTGGGCCAGTCCGGGCCCAGATTGTCGAGGACCGTGTACGTCGCGGTCGCGCCAGTCACGGTGTCGGTCGCCGTGTACTGCGTCGACCTCGTGAACAGCCGACCGAGTCCCACCTAGATCTTCCCCGCCTCGCGCAGCGCGCCCAGAAGTGCGGCGGTCACACCGCCCGTAATCAGGGTGATCGCCAACCCGGCGGCCAGATACACGCCCGTGAGGGTGGCAAGACCCCCACCGAGCTGGGTGAGCAGCGTCCCCGACGGGATCACTGGCATCCGCAGACCCCGCAGCCGGCGCCGGGCGGGCGTGGCCGTCAGGCCGTCGAGCCGCCAGCCGTCCGGGCGCAATTCAGTCGTCGTCATGCGGCACTCCTTTTCCTGTCCGCCATGTCGTTTTCGATCTCGGCCGCACGGTCTTTGCCCACTTCAAGGGCCTGATCCCGGTGACGCTTAGTGCCGGTCGCCATGTGGCGGAGGATTCTGCCGTCGGGGGCTTCGATGTACACCCGCCAGCGCCACCGGCTCCGCCACGTGCGCATGTCCTCGGAGACGGGCTCGACTTCGGCGCGGACCTTCAGGTCGCTCAGGAGTCCCACTCTCACCACACCTTCGAACGGGGGACGGCCTTGCCCTTCACTTCAGCGCCGTGCATCGCCAAAACCACCGCGTACAGGTCGATGATCTCCGCATCGGAACCCTTAGACATCAGCGTGAACGCGCCCGCGGGCAACTCCAGTTTCCGCGCCGTCGCCAACGCCCGCGCCAGCACCCGCTGGCCAAGGTGGAACACCCGAGTCGGATCGGCAGGAGCCTCATCCGACGACCCGGGAGCCTGCTCGCCGGTCGCGTCATAGAACCGGCCACACGCCCCGGCGATGTCGTTCTGGTTCGGGGTCAGCACGTCCACGCCCTTGTTGCGCAACGGCACGATCAGCGACGCCGCCGGCCGCCGCGGGTCGATCACCACCGTGCACGCGTCCGCCTCACGCACCAGCTCCAGCACGCGGGGCAGCATCCACTCCACACCGGTCGCGCCCGCCGCGATCTGGTACCCGGGCTCGGCGATCGCGACATGCCAGTTCAGGTCGGCGCGGCGGCCGCCAACCCCGATCACGCCGCGTGACCGGTCCTCGGCCATCTCCACGGCCAGCGCGGGCCGGCCGGCCACCGCCGACAGCGGATCGAGCAGGCCCTTCCAGGTCTGCTCGCTGACCAGCGACCACTTCGGCACGCTCTCCGTCGGCGCCCACCCCAGATACTCGGCGCAGAATTCCGCCAGCGGCAACGAGTCGAAGTCCTCACGCACCGTCTTCTCAGTGACGGTCCGGCCCAACCCGGCCATGCACGTCCGCCATGTCGCCGGGTCGCCCGGATCGGACCCTTCCGGCGCGGTGAAGTCGAAGAACGCCGTGCTGTGGTTGACCCCCGCCTCAACCCGGGCCCGGCCCAACTGCCGCTTCCCGGCGAGATACGGCCACGTCCCGGGAAGCGCCCGCGACAACCCCGGGATCATCGACGTCACCCACAGCTGCCGCCACGGGCGAGTCATCATCGCCGGCCGCACACCCAACTCGGTGCGGACGGTATGCGACCAGGCCTCGTCAATCACCGGCAGATCCACCGAATCACCGGTACCGGCCGTTTTGCCGGTCGCGGAACCCGGCGCCCACATCGAGCCGTTGTTCCAGACGAACGCTTCCTGGTTCTGCTTCAGCCGGGCGTAGAACTCGTCCTTGTACGCCGACTTCTCCAGCCGCGGCCGGTGGATGTCACGCCACTTCTCCTGCGCCTTGTCCGCCGTCTGCGCGATATAAAGCACCGTCTGCGGGCCAGGGTCCGGCACTTCCCACAGCGACTTACCGAACTCGCGCCGCGACCAGCCGGCCAGTACCGCATCGACCGCGGTGCACCGGTGGGCCATCACCGGGAACAGCAGCTCCGATTTTCCGGAGACCTGCCGCGGGCCGATCCACACCACCTCGGAATAGGCCAGCAGGCCCGTGTCCGGGTCAATCTCCCCGATGATGTCCGCGATCGCCTGCTGATGCGGCATCAACGGCTTACCCAGCCGCCGGGCCGCCTCCCCGATCCGCCGGCCCACCGACGGCCGGTCGCTCCTCGGCGTCCCATACAGGGGTTGTATCGCCGGCAGCGGGCTCATCCTCGGTTCCCTCCGCCAGCCGGCCCAGAATGACGCGCAGTTCCTGGATCGCCTTCGCGATCGCGCTCAACTCGGCCGGCGACTGCGCCTGCGCGGCGTACGCGTCGATCGCCCG